CCAGAAGTGGACGCGCCATCTCCGGCGCCACCCCTGCCAATGCCTTGATACCCTGCACGGCAAGCTCCCGCATCGGCGCTTGCAGATTCAGATCAACGTTGCTTGACGCCACAGCTTGCAGCGCCCGGAATGCCCACCACTCCGCCGCCTCGGCTGACATCTCGGTGATCTGGTACTTCTTGCCAGCGTCACGGCCTTCTGTGATCTCTACGGTCTCGGTGCGTCTCATATATTTCTCCAGATGAGGTACACACAGACAGCAAATAGCGAAATCAATGTAATTCCCATCGTCTCATCTCATCGTCAGTTGTTGGCCAGCAGTGCGCCAGCCATAGAAAGAATCAAGGCGACCATCTGGCCGCCTTGGGATTATACCAGTGGAGTCGGCAAGATGCTTTCCCACGTGATGGTGAACGTTCGCGGCTGCAAGGTGCGCTGCGCAGTCGGGATCGAGGTGTGCCGGTTCAGCACGCCACGCGAAAGCGTGTAGGAGCGCTCAGTGCCCGGCAGGGTGATTACCCCACCAAGGCGAAACACTGTGCGGTTGGCGTCCTGCGCCAGCACGATACCGTCAAAGAGATCAATGCTGGCAGAGTCCGCCTGCAGGGTGATGGTCTGGGTATACATGCGCGGCACCCAGCCGGCAGACATTACGCCATCAACCCCGAGCACAACCTCAGCCGTGTCCGCCTCGTCAGTGGCAAACGCTGCGTCGGCGGCGTAGCCCTGGATCTGAGTGGCAGCCAGCGCGAAGTCTGCCGAACTCAGGATAAAAACGCTGTCCGCGCTGGTAATGGTACGAGCCATGGTCGTCTCTCCTTAAAGTACGGCGATTGACGCCAGGGTGATTTGCTGGATAGAGCCGCCGTCCATGTACCACAGCTTGACGGGCGGGCTCTTGCGCTGGCCGCGCACCTGGGCAGTTGCTGGCAGGATCTGCAGGTAGTATCCCTTGCTTTGCAGGTCGGAGCTGATGTCCAAGCCAGCCTGCTGGGCGATGGTCGCTTTCTGCGAGTTGCTCAACAGCACGCCGGTGCGGATGCTGCCGTTGTTCAGCGCCTCGGCGATCGGGTCTTGGCACCAGGAGCGCAGCAGGGTATCGCCCAGCGCGTTGTACGGGGCCGAGTTCACCGACAGCAGGCCGTTGAAGATGGCCAGGCGAAGCTGGGCATTCAGGTACAGCTGGGCCATGAAGGAGTCAGCCCACTTGAAGCTGGATCCGTTCATCTGGCCGTCGTACATGATGCTGTATTCGTTGCCTTCGCCGCGATCCACATAAGCGCCGTAGTAACTGGCATTATTGGACAGCACTGCGGTGGCGTCCGCCAGGCTGGCGATGGAGGGGGCCAGGCCAGAGAACTGGCGGAATGCCAGGGTGCTGCGACCATTCACTGCCTGCCAGTCGATAGAGCCTGCCCATCCGCATGCGGCGGCGGCGTGCTCGGCATCCCCGTAGATCACCAGGGTGCCATCGTAATTCAAAGCATCCACGATGGAGCCGAAAACAGCGGCGTTGTTGGTGGTCTTGTAACCGGCATCATTGTCCCATGCGACGTAGGCATAACCCTTGTTCTGGGTGTTGACCCACTGCGCAAACCCTTCATGCTCGGTCAGGTCGCACTCAAACGCGGTGGTGAAGGTAGCCCAGTTGTAGGACTGGTCTTTGATGCGTGCCATGGCGGTGGCCGGGGTGTCTGCATCCACACCCTGAGACAGGATGCCAGCGGACAGGCCCAGCGGCTCGGCGGCGGTGCCGGTTGCCTGGGTGATGGTTGAGGTTGCGCCAGTGGTGCCGGAGGTGACAACAAAGCGGGAAGCGGTGGCGTCCCAAGTCACAGCGGCGGAACCGGTGAGCGCGAGGCCGGTGGTCAGCAGGGTGGCGGCATTGGTGAAGCTGGTAGCGGCGGACAGATCGACACTGGCATCAGTGAAGGCTGTGCCGTCAATGGTCACGGTCAGGGTGCCAGTGATGGCCTTGACCTGCTCCAGGGTGAGCGCCAGCACTTGGCCACGCAACCAGGCGGCACGGTCCAGTGCGGCATAGCCACCGAAGAACAGCGTGCCGGGCTTTTTGAAGCTGTTGTCAGGGCCGTTGAAGTAGAACCCGGCCAGCGAATACTGGGCGGAGTTGAATCCGTAGTATTCGCCGACGCTATCCAGATCGGGAAAGCTCAGCAAGCTGGACACGGGGGTGGTCAGGCCATCATCCAAAAACACAGCGTTCAGAGAAAGCGGATTGCCGCCTGTCCCCACTACTGCGGGATTGACCGTCACGATTTGACTTACGGGGATAGGCATCGCCTGCTCCTTACACGGGGTTGAGTAAATCGGCTGCGATCACCGATGCTTCACCAACGGTATCGAACTGCTCGGCAGCCACGTTGATGACTGGATTGTACTGCATTGAGGCCGTTATCGTCCAACGGGCCTCATACTGTTCCTCGCCTGTGATCAGCGGGGCCTGAATACCGTCGGAGCAGTACAACGGCTTAATTCCATCCGGGAAGTTGTCCGGTCCGTAGGAGCTGCGCAGCAGGGTCTTGGTTGTTTTGCACATATCTCCAGAGCGCGGGTCATAGAAATCTATCTGGACGTTAACTTGGGTTGAGGTCTGAAAGCTCGCGCCAGTCACTATGTCGTAGGTATTTTTCGTCGTAGACAGGTCTGACTCAATCATCTCGGTCAGCACAATGCACGGCGGCGGCGGCATGGCCACTCTGTTTGTTTGGGCGCGGACTATCTGCGTCCCGGTCGGCATCAGCGGTTCCAGAAAATCCGCCAGCGCGGCGATCACGTTGTCGATGGTTATGCTTGGCATGGCGATCATGCTGCGGCCCCCTGATAAACGATGGCCACTTTGCACCAGTCCGGCCAAGTCTCCAGGACTTTGACCACCAACCAGCTCTGGCTGTTGAACTCAACCAGATCGCCACCCTTGCTATCAGGTCGCACTACCCCGGCCAAGTTGCCGTACAGGTAGGCAGCACGAATGGTGCCCTGAATGTTCAAGCCGTCCAACTGCTTGAGGTCTTTCCCGTCCAGCGCCTGTATGTTGGCTTGGCCCGTCTCGATGGTGTAGGCGGGCACCTGGCGGCGAGTGGCGGGATCGATGGTGTAGCCGCTGGACACCTTGACCGTGACTGGCGTGTTGGGGTTGATGGATTGCGTGGCTGCGTTGGCTATGGCTCGCAGGTTCATTCATCACCTTCCATAATTTACCTTAACCTTTATAGTTGCGCCGCCATCAACCTGATAGGTAATGCTATTCAGCATATGCCCAGTCCATACCAGTGGCTTTGCCTGACTTCCGCCAGCACCTTGAAACCCCTCTTCGACAAGCTCTTGCGCTGCCAGTACGTCACGCGCTCGGATCTCTTGCGGGTTATTGCCGTAGATAGAGCGAAGCATGAGAGTGGTTTTTGATAGAGCTGGTTCATTGGTGCTTATGATGCTGGACCCCAAGTCTCCTCCTATCATTTCACCCATTGAGGCAAGCGCCTTGCGCCCATCGCCATCGTAATGCTTGATCGCGTCGCCAAGTCGCTTTGGCCATTCACTCGACTTTTCATTGACCATGTTACGGAAGAACGGGCGAGGAGGGGCTGGGAATCGCCCGCCGTGGCCGAACTCGTTCCAAAATGCCACCTGTGCAACCGGCGTCCCGTCTGGGTAGGTCGCCCCAGACATAAAGCCGACATCGACGGAGCCTTGCGCCTTGCCGCCAATGTCAGCCAGTATCTTGGCCAGCTTGTCTCCGCCGCTTAGGGTTGCCATGTCAATACCTCGTCGGCCTTGCCACGTAACGGAATGAGCGCAGATAGGCGGTCGCAGCCCAAAAAGCCGCGCCGTAACTAGACTGATTCCACCATTCCGCCCCCATGGCAGCATTGAACTCCAGCGAGACACTGACGCTTCCCTCGGTGGCGCTTGATGTGCGACCGACAGGGCCGGGCATCCCGCCTGGGTTCAGCGCACCAGCCAGATGGGCGATGTGCGCCACCAGCAACCAGAACAGCAGCAGGCGCTTATCTTCGTCCGGCACCGGACAATCCTTGTTGGCGAGGAACAGTTGCGACCGCACGAAATAACCATTCAGCGTGGCATCTGGCACCGCGCTGAACTCAGGATAAGCCGCCTTGAAGGCAGCCGGGTTAAAGACGACGGCCGCCATGGTTTAGTCCTCGACCTTCTTCACACCATTGCCATCAGTCGAAACGCCCTCTAGGCCGGTCTTTTCCTTCACCCGCTCTTTGGCTGCGGATCGGGTTTTGGATTCGGTAGCCTCTGCGAAGATCGCGCCATTGGCGACGGCGGGGAAGTCAGCGTGCTTGGCAACCCACGCATCCCAGAAATCCTTGTCCACTTCGGTGTAGCCGCAGTGGGTCGGTTGAATGAAGATCGCGCCGTTCATGTCGGCGTTTTGGCCTTTCAGCTCGACTTGGGTTTCATTGCCTTGGTCGTCGGCCAGTCGAAGAATGATGCCAGTCGGCAGGCGGCAACCCACAGTAACTTTGCTCATTGTTTGGATCCTTTTTCGTCAATCGTCAGCGCGTCATCATTGAATGTTTCGTGGTGCGGGAGCTGGTCAACAAACCAGGAGCATGAGGCTTGCTTGCCTGACACCTGCTCCACGGTCATGCTCGGTGAGCCAGACTTTAGGCGCACCACGTCGCCAGGGTTGAATTTGGGTTGGATTGCGGTGCCCATCACTCAGCCAAATACACGCATTGATAGGGAACAAAAATCGGCTCAGCAACCACTCCAGCATCTTTGAAGTATGTCAGCTCAAGGTGGTCATCTTCCATAATGCCGGTGACTGTCATTGCGCAGCTACCGCTGTTGAGATAAGCAATAGACCCAATAATGGATTCACCTTCATCGACAACCAGATCCGGCATAAGTTCCTTGAGTGCCACCTTCACATCTTTTGGTAGCGCGCCAAGGTTTTCACCGAGAGCCTTAATCAGACCCTTGAACTCATCGAGTTCAGACACTTTCACTTCAACCGTAGCAATGCGCACCTTTTTCACTTCGTCACTCATCATC